CAAGGACGCCAAGCGAGCCGCTGAGGGCGACATTGACGAAGCTGAGGCTATGCTGAAAGAGCGTATGGGTAGCCACGATGAGGCGGTTGGGATGGTCGGCAATCGCTCTTACTATGTCAAATGGCCGATGCGTAACTTCAAGGCGCAACCGGCAAAGACGACGCCGGCCAAGCCTGCACGGATTGCACGCCAAGGCACGTTAACGATAAAGGAGGCAAAAGATGATTGACGTACCGCTGACAAAAAAGCAGGCGGAACTGCGGATTCTGATTGACCGCATGACCCGCCGGTACGGCTACACGCCAACCATCAATGAGCTGTCGCAAAAGACCGGCAAGAGCTTCAGCCAGATACACCGGCTGATGACCGGCCTAGTTGAGCGTGGCGCGGCTGAGAAGGTGGCCGGTCGAGCCAGAGCGTTTAAACTTTTATAGGAGGTAAACATGCAGACAGAACACCTAAAGCCAGACGACCTAGTCAGCGTGACTGGCCCGAAGGGCAGGCTGGTGACAGCCCTAGTCAGGCGGGTCGAGCGCATTGACGATGAAAGCTACAACGTAGTCTTTGAGGATATGCAAACCGCCGACAGGTTTGACTATCAATATTTATACAAGTGAGTGAGGGGGCGAAAGCCCCCTTATTTTTTGCCGAAGAACTTGGCGGCGGATCGTGTCGCAAAGCTGGCTGAGACAATCACGCCCAAGGTGTATTGATAATATTCCGGCATAGCCTCCAAAGCCGCAAAGCCCTCAGACACTATGTGCCTACCCCAATCGCCGCAGAACGCTAGGATCAATGGAATACTAAACAAAATGGTAAGCCACTCATCTTTCCAGCTTGCGGCGCTGGCGTCGGCCATTTTTAAGTCCCAGTCGATCTCGCCAGTGGCCTTTTTTTCCATTATGGTGGCCTCTGCCTTGGCCTTGGCTACCTTTGCGCCTGTCTCGGCCTTAGCAGTCTCTACGCGGCCTTCTAGCCACGTTCCTGCAAGGCTGGAGATTGGGCCTAATAGTGCTTGGATCATTTCTTTGCCTCCGAATTTAAGAACACGGCTAGGCTGCCGGTCATAGCCCCGGTGACTACGCTAATCAGGCTGGCCTGCTGGGTCGATAAATCTGGCATCGCCAACGCCCACTCAATGCACCGAACATAAACCACGGTCATCGTGAAAATCATCAGACGCGGTATTATCTTATATTCCAGTAAAACCTTAGCCATCTGCCAGCGCCCTAAATCTTGCGGTCAAACGCTTTGCGCGATTTGGCACCTGATCGAACCAGCGGCTGTCCTCAGCCTCGGCGGCGACTGTCAGCCACGCCTTCGGGTCTTCCATAGCCTCAGCCACGCCAGCCCACATTTTCTTGAATTTGTTAAAACGCGGATATCCCAGATTAAACGTCATATTACACAACGCCAACGCGCCGTCAGGGTAGCGCAGGTCAAGCTCGTTGAAGTCGACGCCGACGTTGTCACACAACCGGCGGCAATCCTCAATGGTGACGGCAATGTCGAGGCTGAACGCCTTACGCACGCGGTCTTCTGAGACCTCAGTGCCAACCGGCAATCCGTATTCTGGATCATGCTCTTTAATTAAATGGCCAATTCCGAAAGTTGGTAGATGGAGATGATCCAAGTATATCTCGAACTTGCAGCCCTCATCTTCGGCCAACTCCTCTCGGAGCGCGTCTTTATTCATCGCCTCATCTCCCGCGCAATCTCAATAGCCCTGACGAAACTGTCTCTTTCAGCCTCCTGAGTAAACACGCTGGGCGAAAGCCGTTTTGTGAACTGCCTGATTTGCGAGATGTGAAAAAAAAGGCATGAACGCTGTTGAGCTGCACAAAGCACCAAGATGTCATAATCACAATGCTCCTTTGTATTATGCGGCAACGCCTTGTGGCTGCCAGACGTAAGTTGAAAATGGTAACCCGGAGTTCTCCCGCTTTTATCCGAGCGCAGGCTCGAAGTCTTAACTTGGCAGAGATACACTTCGTTATTAGTTTTTGAAATAGCGACACCATCAATTTTATCCTGTTGTGCCGGAGCGTAAGCCCAGCCTGTTTGCGATAGCACTGCGGCTGCGGCCAGATATTCACCAATAAGACCAGTTGTTGTTTCACTCAATTTTTAGACGCCAGCCACACAATCCAAAAGAATATGCCTAAAGATACAACGCCTAACGCGCCAATCGCAATAGCCTCTAGGATTTTCTGACGCGCCTCTTGCTGTTTGTAGATCATGTCTTGACGCTCTTTGCGGATTTTGCCTTCGAGCTGAATCAGGTCAGCCCAAGCCTGCGGGCCGTAGGTCATTTGCAAATACTGTTTAAGCTCGGCGCGTTGTGCTTCCAGCTTTTTCTTGGCGGCGTAAACTTGTAACGCCTCGCTCTGGACTGCGTCTGCGCCCTTCAGCTTTTTGAATAGCGGCGGGTTCTTCGCCTGCTTCTCGGCTTGGTCAATGTCAGACGCCGCCTTCATCCAACGCGACACGTCGCCAATGCAGCTCTCCAGATCGCGGCCAGCGTTTACCATCTGCTTGATCGTATTGAAAGCTGCCGTCGCTCCGCTGATTGCTGCGCCTATGGTTATCGGGTCTATGACAGTGTTCCTTATGTAAGTGTGGGGCGCATTAGGCCGGTATTATAGCACCGCGCACGCCAGTCGAGTATATCACCTCTAAGGACTGCCTGCTCGTAAATCTGAATGGTTTTTTCTGTGTCTGGGCATTGAGCTACAACGCCAGCATCAACTTTCGGCTGTCCATTGGGCAGGATAACCACCACAACGAACAGTAACAGCGGGTTCATTTTTCGCCGCAGCCCTGAATACGCTTGATGATGCGCCTCACGGTCTCTGTTTCGTAGATACGAATCAGAATCCACACGCCAGTAAACAAAGCCACAACGTCAGGCACCATTGCCATATAGGCGGCGGCAGTGCCTGTTCCAGCTATAACGTCAATGATGACTTTGTTTTCCTCGTTCATCAGATAGCGTCCGGCCAGTCATTTATGGGTGCGTTGCCGGTAGGATTGCCGTCAGCGTCCACAGGAGCGTCATAGAGCGCGATAAAGGCGTCTAGGGTAGTGACAGCGGTGATTGCTGCCTCAATGGTGTTGCTGGCGGTGCGTACTGCCGCACGATAGGTAAGCGTTGCACTAGGCACAGAATAATCTGCAACCTCTGCCGCCTTGATGACCATCCAATCAGTCGGGGCAAGCATGCCGCCAGCCTGTGCCTTAACTGTGGCAATGGCTTGTGACTTGAGGCCAAGTGTCACGACCTGTTCGCCGTCTTGCATTAGCGGGTCGCCGTTCTCGTCAACAGCGTTCACATCGTCCAGTGCTTTAGCCACACCGGCTGACCAGTAGAACCGCCCATCAAAGTTGGCTGGGTCATCTTCCCAGACAAGCCCTTTGGCTGCCTTGGTTGCGTCATCCCAAATCATCCAGTTAGATGGGTGCTGGATTCCGTCATTGTCTGTCCACGCTTTGCCAGCGCGGATAATACGACCTGAGTATAGATATGCCATCGGTTATCTCCTATCTGGCGTTGCTGTATTTTGCGGGCGATTCTGCAAAGGCGAGGTAGATGTAGGTTTGACCGCTTGTGTTAAAGTCTGAACCAGTGTGTCTAAGTTTGAACCCATTTGATAACAAATCAAGGGCGTATGCCGAATCGTCACCGTTGGTCAAATTAGCAAAAAGACGAAGGTCATTAACATTAGATGGATGTCTAGTAGCATCAAACATAGACCAGTGACTAGCAACAGTAGCACCCTTAAACATAATCCAAGCTGGCCTAAATCCGGTGAAGACAAACGGAAAATTTGAGCCTCCACCAATGTAGGAACCCACCTTGCTGTAGCCAGCCACGGAGTGCCAGCAGTAACCCACAATATCGCTTTGCGATGCAAAATATCTGGTCTGCACAACCGTGTCTGTGACATTTGCAAATGCGTCTGTTAGGCTTGTGGCACCGATGGTGTCGTCCAAGAACATATACTTGTCAAAACCGTTGTCTTTATGATAAGTCAGCCACCCTTGTGACGAATCAAGGGTCTTTATAAAAACCAGTTCGGGGGCTTGGTTTAGACCGTGAACATAGGTTTGCAGCGTATCTGTCGGATTGCTGGTTGTTGTAAAGATGCTAAACCCTGCGTCTGTATTTACAGAACCGCTTGAGGCTATTGTTGCACCGTTTGTTCCTGCGCTGTTGCTAAAGGATGTTCCAGCTTTCCAGTTCCAAGCTGCGTAGGCATTTCCAGATGCGTTTACATAACTTTCAAAACCAGTTGCGCCTTCAGCCACATCAAAGCCATCTGATGTTAGGCTAGATATGTAACCATAATCAGCCGTAGTTCCTAAAGCACCCAAAGCACCTTCAGCGGTATCGTTGTTAGGGCTTAGTTCTTTGTTTGCGCCAGCACCCCTAACGGAATCCCAAAGCGTATGACTTACAGTGGTGCTTCTATTTTTTATCCAAACTAATCCACCGTCAGTTGACAAATCAAACCCAACGCCGGAAATGTTTCTGGGGAAAGTTGCATCACCTGTCCAAAGCACCGTATTGAAATGCTCCGCCCCAGAAATAATCGTTGGCTCTGGAAGGTTGGCAGAACAAAGCGAAAGAAAGCCAGACGGTGGTGCATACTTAAAATCACCCACGCCGTTGGCATCTGAGTTACCACCAGCGGTTGTTGCGCCAGCGAAGGTGCTGTCTTGACCGAAGTTGAATGTAACAGTGCTTCCATTGTAAACGCCAACCATTGGGTTATGCAGAAGGTCAGACACACCAGTAATAACAGGACTACCAGAATTTTGTGCAGTACCGTTGTGGTAAAAGTAAACATTGCCATTATCTAGGTCTATCGCAAATCCTAGAACATCACCAGCACTAGGGGCAGTGACAGAACTGACCGCTTTTGTTCCTGTGCCAATAAGATTTATTGTGCCATCACCTTCCCAAGACCAACCGTTTATACCAGCGACTACTGATGGAAGTTGTGAATTATTAGATTTATGAACAAGATTGTTTTCACCTGTTGCCGCACCTATGAAACTATAAAAATTACTACCAGCAGTTACCTCACTATTTACATAAACTTCCCAATACCACTTGCCAGAAGTCTGCTCAAAACTAGAAGTTACACCTCCTGAATAAGATAAGGTTGAACCAACAGTTTTTAAGTTACCTTCAGAAAGCGTGACTGAAGTTCCCACTGAAGACTCAAGTGCGTTCATTACAGCAAAGTTATTCGTTGGACTATCCGGCAGATAATCGTGCGCTGAGATATTATTGGCAGTCCAGTTGTTGCTGTTGCCACTGGTGTCGTTGGTGTTGCTGTTGAACTCAAGATGGAAACCGTTGGTTCCATAAGACCCAGAGTAGGACTTTGGAATCCACACGCCGTCCTTTGTTTCACCAAATTCGGTAGGTGCAACAATGCTACCATCAATAACATTCATTTCAGCAAGGTAGCCATCAAAATGATAGGCTCCAGCCGTGTCATCA